GATGTCGAACATAATCTTCCTTAGTTATTCCTAATTCAGTATGTTTCACACCCATAAGAAAGTCGTCACTATATATTTTCATATTAAAGTAATCTAATATTTCTGACAAAGTGGGAAATCTCTCAAAGCCCTGATAATACATACGGATGCAACAATCAAAACACATAATTAAATGTGCGATTGAATTATCAGAAGCAGTGTTGTTTCCACCACTATTGTTTCCAACTTTTCTCCAAAAAATAACTCCTAGGGGTGTTACACACACGGGATAAAGTGTGTGTGCTGTAACCCAATGTAATCTGGGGAGAAAATCGTCTGGTAATGTCAAGAATTTATTTCTTAAATAATAAACATCTCCAAGTGGGACTGTTCGATCCCAACCACTGCAGTCACCATCTCCTAAGAGGGTGAAAGGTTCAAAACTTTTCATAAGGCGGTGAAAACCACCATATTGTCTAGTAAATCCATAAAGAATTATAGAACCTGTATCATTGGCTAGATTGGTAATATTTGAGTTTTGCTCATCATAGAAAAATTTCTGGTGAGACAATAGGGTAATAGGGGTACAAAATGTAGTTCTAATTTTGTTATCATCCACAATTTTCTCAAGTGGTAAAAGTTCTTTCTTCTCCCTCATTTGATTAAGGGGTATATAGTCAAACCTTTCCATTTCTTCTTGATACTCAGGTGAATTCATAGCATCTCCTTTGTTCCTAAATCCCATTTTAATCCATGGTATTCCAGGGCTTTTGTCTAGAGCATACTCTCCAGTATGGCTGATTCCAGCAGTTAAAATAGGTCCCAAATACTCCTCAGCTAAGCTAAGTGCATGGGAATGGTAAATATTATCGGTTATAGTTTTAGAAACATCACACTTTTTAACAGATAATTCAACATTTCCTAATGTGGGGAGTACCATTCTACTAGTTGCCTCAGAATCTATGTATATAGACTCGTCAATGGTAAGTTTGGTAGAAAATTCCTCAAAATAGGCATTTGTTTTTTCTGAAAAGTTATTTTTGCTTAAAGTGCTTGTACTCTTAAGATAACCTAAGACCGGCATGTTTTTGAACATTTGTTTTTGCCTCAAAGAGGCAGGGTATATAGACAATGCCGGATTGCCCATACCCTCTTCAGTAAGGAGTCATAAGACCGATAACTTTGTGAGAGCTGCATCAGCCATCACAAAGAGGTTCTTAATATTCTCACCTTTAGTGCCCACATGGACACCTACAACGTTATTGCCACAAAAGACGGGTAAACCACAATCTCCAGGCTTTGAATCACATGTGTAGGTATATTCGCCATCACAAGAATAAGTTATTCCTTTTGATGTAGAAGCCATCCATTTGTTGTTTCGCCAAACTTTGAGAGTAAGATCATGATTGTTAATATCATTCACTGACATAGTTGGAACAGTATATGATTTTAAGCCTAAGTCAGCTACATTATACCATACTAAATCTAATTCACTATGTTGTTTGATATTTTCAGTATCAATATTAATCAATTTTCCATTTCTCATATAGGTTAAACCGGCAGATTCAAGAAAGTGTTTAGGAAAAACATAATAAAGCTTGTTACGGTATGAGAGAGCTAATAAATATCCGATATGTGTATCGGCTCCATTTTTATCCTCAGCATAAACACGATAAGTACTTGGGCCAGTTGTTTCAATAACATTTCGGCCTGTCATTTTCGCTTCATTAATTTTTCTTCCA